GTCATGTTACGCGGTGTGGTATTATTGGGGTATCGGTTTCGATGAAAGGAAAAAATTATACCCGGTGTGTTTTTTCACACCGGGTATTTTTATGCGTTAATACTGTGGTTTATTTTTTGGTTTTATGCGCTAATGCTGTGTGTTGCTGCGCAGTATATTTCGGTGTTGTTTGGTATTGCGGTTGTGCATGCGACGATTCCGCGGTGTTCGCTGTTGGTTGATGCGTATAGAGTGCCGGTATGGTAGTTTGAGCTTATGCAGTAGTTGTTTACTGTTGATAGTCCGTAGCATGTGGCGATTATTCCGGCGTATGCTGTGTGGTTGTTTACTACCTTAACTTGGCAATTGAACGTGTATATTCCGTTGTTGCATACTGATTCGCTGTTTACTATTTGGCCGTGATTTTCTGTGCCTGATACGTGGGTTTTCCAGTTGTTGTGTATGCCGTTGCGAGTAAATAGTGATTCAGCGAACAATCGCAGAAGTTGTTTTTGTCCGTTGTCGTTTGGGTGTATTGAGTCCATTGAACCGCTGCTAGTGGATGCCCAATCTTCGCGTCCGTTGAGCCATTCCCACGCGTATTGTATTTCGTGTACGTTTGGTGTTTGCGCTATTCCCTCTTCGATCGCGTTTAGTGTCTGCGGTATGTTTGTGTGATATCTAAACATTCCTTGTAGGCCTAGAACGACGGGAGCGACATATATTTCTGCGTTTGGAAAATTAGTGAGCGCGTATTGTAGTGTTTTTTTGACTGCGGTTGTAATGTCGGTTGTTGTTTGTAGTTTATCGTTTGCACCGCCCGCGATAATTATATGTGTTATGTTCGTTTTGTTAGTCACCGCTTGTAGCTGTGACATAAAAGTTGGCGCGTTTACGTATCCCGCATTGTTTTGCGACATGTTCTGCACGCTGCTTGCGCCTATGTATGATTTGAATTGGTTCGCCCATGAGTTTGCTAGTGTTGACGCGCCGGTACCGTAGCTTATTGAATCGCCTATGATCGCTATATTCGTGTATGTTTTTCGTTTTAATTCAATGTTTGAATATATGCCATCTATTTTGTGTACGGTATTGTATAAGTCGGTTGCGTCGCTAACGCTGTTCGCGTGCAACGCGGTTAGATTTGCATTTATTGCGGTTATGTCTGTATTTATCGCGGTAACGGCTGTTTCATTGGTTTGCGCTAAGTCCAACGCATTGTCTGCGGTTGTGTTAGTGTTGTCTATTTTGTTTTTAAGCGCGGTGGCGGTTGCGGTGTCGGTCACGCCTAACGCGGTTAGATTTTTGTTGTTGTTTTGTGCTGTTTCTAAAGCCTGCGTTGCTTTACCGCCCGCAGTGTTTGCGTTAGTGTTGATTTTGTATAAATTAGTGTCGATAATATCCATTGACACGTTGTATTGATCGTTGAGGTTGGCCGCGTCGCCGGTTTGATATTTTTCTAGATTGAAGTTGGTTGTGTAGTCGGTCATGTTAGTTGTCCTTTCGAAGATTCGTTGGATGATTTATTTCTTCTTGCACTTTTAGTTGGTGTATTACGCGGTCTAGTGTGCGCATTGCCGCGTTGTATCCGTCGCGTAGGTCGGCTAGATCGCCGGTTTCGTATAGGGGCAGATGATAAAACGGTGTTTGTGATGCCATGAGTGTATGTCTTTACTTGGTTGGTGGAATTGGATAGCCCTCTGCGGTTTTTTTGAGTTCGCTGAGGTCTGTGACGGTGAATGTTTCCGTGCCGGTGCGGTTTAATATGTGGTTGAGTGTTGTTCCAAGTGTTTTCGCATTAGTTCCGGTCAATCCTAACGCTGTTATGAACGCGGTTAGGCCCTCCGGTAACACGTTATTGTTTAGTGCTAGGTCTGCTTTATCGCTGACGCTTTTTATTGCAGCGTCAATTTTATCCATTGACCCGTTGTATTGGTCAAGTAGATTTGCGGAATTTCCAGCTTCGTACTTTTCCAGTGCGTAATTCGTGGTGTTAACCATGATTTTTTATCCTTTCATGCTAACGGTGGATATTGTTCACCGGTTGTTGGATTAGTGACGCGTGGTGTGGCATCGTCGAATATGGTAAGATTGCCGATTGCAGACGTTTCGTCAGTTCGGTGTTCAGCGAGTTTACCGGTGTTGATATCGGCTATTTGCGTGACTCGCGCGCCATACACCGCTAGTTCGCGGTACAAATCGCGAAGCGCGGTTTTACTGTCAGTATATTCACCCTTTGTAACGTTCCATACTAGCTGTGTGTCTCCTATATGTTCGATTTGTTCTTGCAGTTGCGCTATGGCTGTACCGTAATCGTTTATGTGCGCTTCAATGTTTTTTATTCTTACATCGTAGTCGTTCAATGTTTTGTTAATATCGGTCACGATTTCATCAAGATATGCCGTTATGTGGTCGATTTCGCATGCAATGTGTTTTATTAGTTCCTCTTGGCTTTTAGCGTTCCAGTAGAACGCGGGTATGGCGGGTGTGTACGGCCATACTGAGAAAAACGGGAGTAGTGGAAACATGTGTTATCCTTTCAGTAATTGTTTATGTTGATCGTCCATAATGGGCTGAAACATGTTTCAAGGCGTTCAAGCAACAGTACGTCAATATCGACGTAATCGCCGTCCATGATGCGTTTGACTTTGTCCATGAAATCACCGTTGGCAATCGTCTCGTATTGATTATCGGTCGCGTTGCTTGCGTAGTCTTGGTTTTCAGCCAATTGTGTCGCGGGGAAATCACTGTAGACTGTCCGCATTTTGTGCCATATATCGCTATCACTGAGAATTATATCAGGATTATTGCTTACAAGCGCATAAAGCGGGCGCAACGTCGGCATGATTTCTTGGATAAGGCGTAGAAAATGCCGTCGCCATCTTGACGGTGGCATAACGCCTAACTCCCTGTCATAGAAACGATTCTCGATTTTCTTGCAGCAGCGCGTGTATTGCGTGTCATCATAGGCAATGTCCCGCCATGACCATGCGGCATTATTCCAGTCAACGCCACCCGGCACGTCAAGCAGTTCGCCAAACGTGTATGTCATCACGCCATGAAATTCGTCGCATGATTCACACGGCTGATAATGGTTTATGTCATTCTGCATTGTCATCGTCGTTCAATCTTTCAACGTCCGTCAAGTAAGCGTAGTTGCGGGAAACATTGTCTTCGTTCCATACAACCTGTATCGGTTCCTTGAGGTATTTTCTAAACCTTGTGTTGAGAATGTCGCACGCGACACGCCGTTCCTCTAATTCGCTGAGCGCGCGTAGATCAGTAGGTTCGCCATAGTCGTTAATTTCGTCGGCGGTTTGCCGTTCCATTTTCAACGGTAAATTTTTAATGCCCAACGATTGATAGAACGCGTTCCAAGTATTTTGTATATCGTTCTGCAATTCCATGCCGATATATTCGACGTTGGTTTTCAGCACGTTCGCTTTCATAGAATCGGTGAAGCCGGGTGTCGCCATGATAGCCATTTCACCGCCTGAGATTTGTTTGATAACGTTAATGCCCGCCGTCTGTTGTCCGGCTGGAACCTCAAGAATGAACGGTGTTTTCTGATTGAAACGGTTCTGTCTTCGCGTCATGTACAAATCTTCGATTTCATGTGCAAAAAATTCTATAGTCGGAATGAGTGGCGTACGGGCGCGATTAGCGTAGATGAAAACACCATTGGAATTGTTAACCGGAAAACGCCAACCGTTAATACCGTAACTATCCCATTTCTTCGGCTTGTAATAAACGTTGAAATTCGAGGTAGTCACCGCTTGCGTGCTGAAAAACACGCCCGGTTTGCTACGCGGAAACGCGATCGTGGCGTAACCGAAATACAATAGATTGTATTCGAGAAACCACGCGTCACATGTTTTCGGCAGATTCAACCACTTAAACCTTGACAACGCAATATTCAGCATTTGAGAATACGCCATCGAATACGCTTGCGAATTGAGCGCTTGCGATTGCTGCCACACCGGTGCGCCACGTTCGCCCATTTCCGCACGAGTCAACGGCCTTTTATGCGTGCGTTTACGTCCCATACTTTCCTACCTTTATAGATTATCGTGTGTGAAGTCGCCGCCGACTTCCTCGGGTTTCGTCCATATTGTAACACCGTTGCCGAAAATATCCCTGATCGTCTGCAATTGCTCATTTTGCGCAAATGGACAGATAACCCATATGTCCGCGCATTGCCAATACGCGAAATGCTTGCAAGGTGTCAACGACGGACGGCTGTAAAGTTTGTTGCTTGCGATACCATAGCGTAGCATGTAATCGCCCGCCGCCGCGATCGCGCCGTTGTCTTCGGTGACGATTTTCACGGTCATGGTGTCAAGCCCCGTGGCCTGCCTGAAATTGTCGCCGCCATATGCGCCAACGGGCTGCGCGGTGTGGTTGAGTAAGTCGCGCCATGCAGCGTTAACATTGGAACGCGTGTTTACCATGACACGTTTGGCATTATCCACACTCTGATTACGTGACGCGATAGCGTTCGCGTTCGCCGTGGCGACGCTTGCGCTTGTTATTGTCGTATTGGCTGCGTTAGACGCATTAGTGTTATTGGTGTTGAGCTGATTGGAACGGTTCGTGCTATCCGTGGCGTAACTTTTTGCTTGCGCAATAAGACCCGCATTGCATTCCAACGCGTTGGTTGCTTTTTTTGACGCCGCATCGCTTGACGCGGTGTACACAAGTTGGTTATTGGTCAACGCAATCGCCGCGTTATAGCTTGACGTGCCAACACCTATCACACCGGAACTAAGCCCCGCTGCCGCGCCGATCACAGCCGGGAGCGCGGCACCGCCTGTGGCCGCGCTTGCTGCTAAACCCGCGCCAACTGATATTGCACTTGTGGCGAGACTACCAAGAGTTGAAGTGACGTTGGTCATTGCTGCTTGTTCTTGGCCGGTGACATATGATGCGGTTGCGACTGCCAAGTCTTCCGATAGATCGGCGTTTATCTTTGCGTTTTGATATTTCTGTTCGTTGTCTAGTTTGGTATTTCCGCGCGCTGTTATGTCCGTCGCTGCTTGATTTGCATTAGCTGTTGTCGTGTTGCGCAATCCGTTGGCGGTTGCGGTGTTCGCAACGCTTGTTTGTCCTGTGCGCGCGGTGTTGTCACGGCTAACGTTGGCCATACGTGCGCCGTTTTCGTACGCAAGTATGGCGTTTTCGCGTGCTTGCGCGACTTCACGGTTGTATGCGTCGGCACGGTGCGCGTCGATCGCACGACGCTGCATCGCGTAAGTCGGTATGTCGTGCGATATGAGTGTTTTGAGTACGTCCGTGTTCGGCACGTCGGTGGTAATGTTAGTCCCGTTAATGGCGCTAATGCTAATTGACGTGTCACCGTCGCCACCGATTCCGTCAAGCCATGCGATTTGTCGCAATATCGGATAACTCAAGGATGTGATGGTCTGTATCGAGAGGCGTCCGCAATCCGCTATTTCCACACGTGTTTTATTGCCGATATTGTCGGAAACCTCTAAGTGCGCGTAGGGTGCAAGATATAGTCGTGTTATTTGTTCGTATTCACTAGCGTAGCCGAAATCGTCGGTAGTCAAATCAAGATCGGATAGTTTCGTTCGCGTGCCGCTGACCATATGCCATTCGACGCCGTTCACACTGATAGCGTTACCAAGTCGCATCATGTTTGCGGTGGCGACGAAAACCGCTGTAATTTGCGACATGATATGTGGATAATAAGCGAAAAGCGTGTCGAAATAATCGCCTGATATTTTGGACGATTCGAGCGCATACATGCTTACGTTGCTTGTAGTAAGATTATCGATTGAATTGTATGATGTGCCCGCGCCGGTGACGTTTGATGTGGAAATGTTTCCGGCACCCCACGAAAAATTCATTACCGTGCCATCGGCATTACTGTATGTCGGGTCGCTGTCCGCAATGTTCGTACCGCGCGTGTCGCGCATGGTTTGCAATTGTTCAGGTGAAAACGTTGCGGCCACACAGATGTATCTTGCACCGTTTTGCAGATTCACCGGCGTGCTTTTCCTGATATTCGATGCGGCGTTGCCATAGTCGACGTCGGGTAGCGTGAAATCACGGCAATTCGCGCGCGGGTTTTTCAGCAGTTCTTGCGGTGTCATTTCCGTTAACGGCGCGTGCCCGCGTGTCAGCACCATTCCGTTAATTGTGGTGCTGTTGATATAGTCCGTCCATACGTCACGCATAAGCGTGCATGTTGTCGTGTTCGGTGCTTCCGCGCGTACGGAAGTGATAAAAAAATGATAGCGTGTCTGCACGTCGGTTTTTTGATACGGCGTATTAATAATGTCATGTGAAAAGTCAACGACAATGTAATTGTATTGTTGTACCGTCATGTAAGGCACGGGCAATTTTATGCCGTCCGTGTCGGCGCGCGCGATATACATGTTCGTCGTCAACTTGACTGTTGCGCCGTCTAGGTTGTCAAACCATTCGTTCCTTGCGGTGTCATCGGGGAATTTCACGACGTCATGGTAATCATCGTACCAATTCACATGACACAACTTGATTACAGTGTTTGGTGTCCAAACATTGTAATCGAAAACGTTGCGGTACTGCTCGTATACGCGCGTGTCCGTGCCGGGGAACGTGGTCGCGCCGTCCAAGTGCGAAAATTTCATTTATGCACCTCTTTCACATATACAAAAATCGGGGATACCGTTTTTTCCGATATCCCCGATTCTATCAGACTGTTTTATTTTTCAGCGATCGGCGCTTCAGCCACAGCCGGTGCCTTATGCGCAGTATTAGCACCAGCAGCATCAGCAGCATCAGCAGCAGTAATATTTACTGTACAATAAGCGCTATACATAGTGGTGGTGCCGTTCGGATTAATATATGTTGCTGTACCATTAACCTTAATTGTGGTATTAGCGGGAAGATCGTCACGTTGTATATGCAAGCGCGCTTGATCGTCAACAAAGGTGTTGACGTTCAACGGTATAGATTCGGTTTTATCGTTCACGGTGCGGCAAGCGACCACATCGTAAGTCGCGGCATTCGGCGCAACCTCGATAGCGGTGCCCGTGGGTGTAATCGTTGCCGTGAGCTTAGGATACAGCTGTATCACGTCACCCGGTTTAGCGGACGACGCGGCCGCGGTCAGCTCGAAGCCGGTCACGCTCTGAGTCACAACCTTGATGTAAGTGCCCGCATTGGTGGTGAACAAGGCGCACGGCGTGAACGGCGATACGCCATAAATGCCCCAATGATTCAAGTACAACGTGTTGGAAACAGTTTGCGGATTGTAGAACTGCGTAGTGCCATACATAGTGTCTCGCACCTGATACCAATCAGTCGAAACAAGCAACGCCACCGCGCCCGGAATGCCAAGACTCGGCACCTGAACAATCCTATACGGCACGTCGGCCTTATCCAACTGAAACACGGCAGACAACGCGTCAACATCGAGTGACGCAAGATATTCCGGTTCAACCAACAACACCATTTGCTGAGGATTAGCGTACGCCGGAATATCGGTCACATTCAACGCGTTGTACTGCGTTGACGGGAACTGCATGCGTCCGGCGGTCGCACGCAACGCCTTGAGCAACGTCTTGGCGGTGGTTTCGTCGCTCGGCACCGCGTCAAGATGCACTTTGTAGAAACCAAGATTCTGCTCGTAATGACGTATCAGCGCAAGCATGATGTTCATTTCATCGTAATTGTCAGAATTACGTGGCGTTTCCATAATCTGCGCGACGAAACGGTTCAAACCGAAATCATCTACGAACGCCTGACGCAATTCATCGTCCGTCCATGAAATCGGGTATTGGTCACGACGGTTCATTTCGTAGAACCACACAGCGGCTTCGGGACGGTGCATTTTCAGCAAATCTTCCGCGTCATCCTTGTACCCGTGCGCCTTAATCCACTTGACTGCGATTTCCTGTACAGTCGAACCCCAGTACAAGTTTTCCTTTTTGAAAATCGACAACGGGTTTTCAAACGGCGCGTTCTGCGCCATTACGGTCAGTCCGATACGATTGACCATGTTCCAAACACAGTCGTTCAAATATTGGCGGTTCATCGGGTCGAACAAGTAGCGCATGGTGTTCGCCACACCTGTCTGCGTTGCGCTCGGAATACGCTGCTGATAATCGTCCGTACCCTTGGTACGCACCTTATCCAAAATTGTCGCATTGTCTACAGCCATAATATTTTCTCCTATCGATTAAAGCGTGTAATCGAGATTTTCCAAGTCTTCCGCCGCCGCCTGTGCGATTGCTTCCGCAGCGTCATCGTCGTTTTCCTTGACGGTCGCACCGTTTTCAACCATTTGCGCAACGGAATCGGTGAAATTGTCATATATGCCGTCGATTCGTTCGCTAATTGCGTCCGTGCGATCGCTTAACACGCTAACCTTGTCAAGCACGTCACGCAGCATGTCGCGCAAATCATCAAATTCGCCCGCGCGGTGCGCTTCGTTTCCCGTAAGATCATCGCGTTCGGCGGTGTCCCTTTCCCCAGGGGTTTCGTCATCCATTATTTTTCCTTTCATATATGAAAAAGTCGTGCCGGTGAAAATACCGAACCGGCACGACTTAAGAATAGCATACGTGCAACATGATTCACAACGATGGACGGCGCGCTTTTCCCTCACGGCCATATCATTGGCGGAGTCAACCGTGGTTATCAATGATAATGTTTTATCGCCCTCGTTACGGCACCTTGCGTATGCCGTGGTTATTTTACACCGAAATTTCTAAGCATTGCAATTACAGCGTGTTGCGTTTCCACCGTGTCATAACGTAAATATCCTAATGCATAATATGACGTAAGATTTCTAATCAAGTCCTTTGCCACATTTGCCGTAAGGTAATTAAGTTTGTTGTCATCCGTCGTGATCGCAAAATATGGCACATGCGCGCCCGCATCATATTTTGAGGATGCAAAAACGTAGCCACAACGTAAATCAACATAAACGCCATACTCGTGCCGCAACCAACGGAAGACATACGTAAGTTTAGCGTGTTTGTGCGGTTTTTCAAGAAAATCAGTGTTATAGTGCTTGAATTTGTTTTTAGCGGTGACATCAGCGTTATTTTTCATCATGCGCCCCGCGACTGTGTTTTTCGTTTTCTGCGCAGCGTATTTATCATCTTCAACATAATCGAAAATACACGTTTTACCGTCAAGCCATTGCAAACCAAACTCGGGTTCTAAGGGCACGTTATAATGTTTAAAATACGGATTATATGCGTCGCACGCATTACCCAACAAAAAGATTCGCGGTTTACGTAGCTTGTTATCGTCGGCGCGTTCGCGCGTTACGGTGTCTACAAGATTGGCTAATTGTTCATATTCGTTGCGCAAATAATGGTGATACACGTCATCGGGGTCTATAATAATTTCATCCATGCAAATGTTACGTACATTAACATATGTGCTTTTTTTCTTCTGCTGCTGTAATGATAATGGGATGAAATAACCACATGTCCGCCAATTTTTATCGCCATTACGACGTATTTCAGCTACCTTGTTATGCACCCTAAAATCGTAGTCGGGAAAAATATTATCCTCTATTATCCTGTCAAAATATTTTGCCGCCACGTCGTTATTTTCCTCTCGGTACCGTGTGACTTCAACAAAACAGATATTGTTTTTAATATAATCCTCTAGCATGTACCGGCGCACGCCGTAAGTTTTACCGAGGCCACGCGCGCCAATTATAAGATTTACGTCAGCGTCGCGCGGCAATATCTGTGTTCTAAGCCGATCATAATAATATTTCGCCATCAATACTCACAATCATAGGTTTGCCGTTCCGCATAATAAGTTCGCGGGGCGTTGTTTCCGCAATCCTATTATACGTGTTTCGTATGTATGTCAGATTCTCGCCGTTAGCTTGTTTGTCCGATTCGCCTAGCCATCTGCCGGACGGATACAATGCTATTGCTTCGGGCACGTCAACATGATATGTCGCGCCCTGATAATCGGTGACGGTGCCGACGTACCTGTCCCATACATGCGGGCGGTTACGTTGCAAAGTGTGGCAAATCTCATAATTTACCAATACGTCATAACCGAGCGATATTTGTACGGTTTCCGCGAAGCCGTGCCCCGCATGCATGAGATCGGCTATAAAATCTTCAATGGTGTACACACCGTCCGGCCGTGGGAGTCCGGCGCAAGTGACATGTACACGCCCGTTCTTGTCCAAACTAACGCGTGCTTTGTTCCACAATTCCATATGTTCGGCATAACGCGTGGCACCGCCACAGTCCTCAACCTCGAATTTTCCGATATGATCTAGTGTTGACGCCATGTCGGGCGCGGTGTTTCGGACGCGTCGCATGGTGCGGTTGATCGCGTTTTCGATCGCGTTATGCAGCGGTTTGAGCGCGTCCAGCAATTCCGCGTCGCTCACATCGTCATCGCAACTGATTTTCAGACTATCGGTATCGCCGCCCGTAACCGTTACGCGTGCGCCGAAATGACGGTATATCAGTATCATGGCTATCAAGAGGTGCATTCTGCTACCCGCTACGATTCGCATTCCGTACGTGTAGAGAACACGTGGTGTTTTCGGGCGTTTTTTCGCAAAATTCTCGGGAGTGCAAACAGTGTTTTTATCGACTTCAAGCTCGCCGTTTTCCGTCACGCGATAATCCGCTTTCATAACGTCCTGTGCCTGTGTGCCATATATGCCATTAAATTGCCCCTTAACAGTAGACCCGTAATAAGATTGCAGAAATTTCATGCTCAATGTACCCGTCTTAGCGTCACGTGCAATTCCCTCGGGGATTGAATCAGGTATTTCGCCCACGTACGCCGTGCCCTCATGATAATGTTTAATCAGGTTTTTCACGTCGGTTTTCCGTGCGAACAACATATTGGATTGTAAGGTTACGTAATCGGGCGGAACAATCGTCTTAGTGGTTGCTTCACCGTGCAGTACATGCATTTCGTCAAATTCGTACACTTGTGCCACGTTCCACAATTCGATTTCATTGACATGTAATATGCATTCGTCCGCCCGATATAATTTCCCGAAAGCGTACGTTGGATTAACGGCGCTGTCAACGTAACCATGCGCCCTAACGCTGTTTTCCTGTGTTTTCGCGCGTTCGTTGTTGCTGTAATCGGTGTCCGCTTGCAACGTTTTCACGAACTTTGACCGTGGGCATATTGCAATCCCCCAAGTGTCAAAACATGTGTTTTTACGCAATCTGAGATTCGTAAATCTCACCGCAGCATGCAATCCCGTGAGAAACGGGTCATCATAATTCGACAACACGGTGTCAAGCGGTGTGCTAACGATACGTTCGCATGCGATTTGCAGAATATCCGTAGGCGCTGTAGCGAATTTCACCGGCAGCCGTCGCCCGTTAATGAATGCGTGATGCATTGATGTAACGTCCAAGGACGCGACATTATCCACGACAACACTAGCGGTTTTAGCGCTCGTAAACGTCAAACCGCCACGGAAACATGCCTTACGCAGCGCATAAGATTCGTAAGCTTTCGGAAATTCCTGATTGCACGTCATCTCGAAAGCGCGTTGCAATGTGATTTTCTTGCCACCTTGCAACGTGACTCGCCGTCCGCCGATCTCACGGCGTGCCATCTGCCGCACAAGTGACGTCTTGGTAAGCACGCGGCAACCCAGCATTTCCGGCGTAAGCCAATGGTTCGCGCGCAGCAGCCATTGCAGATATTGCGGGATTACCTGTACGTCACGCCGCGCGTAAAACAATTCTTCCTCGCTCAACGGCGTTTCAGGCGTGCGCACAAGCGCGTAATCCCAATCGCCCACCGCTTTCGGGAGACCACATGTCTCGCCCATCGCGCGCAGCCCGCCCATTTCAAGATAGAACGTATCCCAAAAGCGGCACACCACATCATCACCTACGCGCAAATCGAGCGTGTACACGCTTGTAGCAGTCTGCGCGTTGACATCAATCGCGTACGACTGCGCCAATTCCAACATGAGCGTCTGCATGTCGAACATGAGATTATATGCCGCGATTATCGGAACATAGCCGTGCGCGCGCCCATATGCGATAAGATCGTCAATGTATGTCAGCGCTTCAGCCGTGTGCCGGTAAAACCGTACATCGTCCGTATCGGGCGTATACGATTCCAGAGGCGTATTACGCAAATCGTTGAAAATATATAATATCGGGTACGCGCGTGTTTCATTACTCTCACCAATGTTCGTTGTTTCGGTGTCGAATATCGCCGCTACCTTAAATTCCTTGCGTTCTTTCATCGCATCACGTCGGGTGAAACCGCTAATAGCCATATCGGGCTTCCGCCGTCAACGTCCGTATAATCCTCTAATTCGCCCGTATGCGTTTTCATACGTTCGGCATATCGCAAAGCTTTTTCGTTGCGTGCCATGATCGTATCAAAGAGTTCGCTTAATGAATCAACGTCATATGCTTTCATGATAGCTTCAAGCCGTTTGTTCGGCGGAACGTTCGATTTCTGCCATATGTTTTGTGTGTATCGCCAAAACACCTTGACTTTTTCCCGCCCGAGATCACCCAACGCGCTCGGCATTCCCTTGGATGCCATTCGCATTTCCTCACGAAAAATATTAAATGAACGCGCGCGCTCCCTCGCACGCCCTTTACCACCACGCACGCCGCTTACCTGTTGCACGAGCTTATCGGCGGTTTCGTTCGCACGCTGATACAGTTCATCACGCATGCCGCTATTACGGACACGGCCAACATACGTGTTTTTCAACTGCGTTTCAAGTCGTTGTATGTAAGCGCGTCGTGCGTTCGCTTCGCTTTCGGGCATGGTGTCGGTAATGCTTTTTTTCAAACTGTTTATAGCGCGACGCACGCGCTTGCGTTTCGCAGTCAATAAATCCGCTTGTTTATGCGCTCTAGGCATGTTCACCCCTTATAAAAAAAGTGCCATAACATATATGGCACTTTTTTTGTTTCATTCCAAACTACTTGATTTCAAGCGATTTCGTGGAACGGCCACCGCCCAGCGGTGTCTGCTTAACCGCAACAGTGATGCCATCCGGCGCGTTGAAATCGGGGAACATATCGTAGATATCCAACACACTGCGGTAGATACCCTGTGACTGACTGAAATACGTGTTGCCGTCCTTTCCAAAAAGATAGACGTTAGCGCATTTCTGTCCAGTCTGAGAACGCACGCCCGGCGCGATATAGGCACCCACAACCGTCAACGGTTCCGCACCGCGTCCGTTCAGCGACAACGCGCTATTACGTGCGTTGACGATAGCGCGCTTGCCCTCAAACGTGCTGTTGTCCATCGTGCAAATATAACGATAGTTGTCAGCAATGTTCTGCGCGGTTTCATTCGCGGTGGTGTCGTTCATCTGTTCGTTTTCCTCGTTCATTTCGATTCCTTTCAGAGTTCAATTTCTTCGTTGTCGTTGTCGTTATCCACGTCGGGGCCGGTGACGTCAACCGCAACGCGCTCGGCGTGCTCGATGAACGTGTCAACGTCCATGACGTACACGGTTTTATCAACTGTGATATCGTCAACCAACACGTTAACAATACCGGCGTCCATAAGCGCCTTCACAGCCATTTCAACGTTGCGAACGTTTCCGATGGTATGGAACGTCTGTGCTACGCCGTCTCGATCATAATAGCTTATGGTGCTGTCAGCGATTACTTTACGAATCTTTCGCATGTTTATTATCCGTTTCTATCTTTTTACTACCTATTTGATAGCATAAATATTTATAGCACAAAAAATCGGCGTGCGCAAAAAAGCAACACGCCGATTATTGATATTGATTCTCAATAACGCAAAATCTGCCCCGGATAAATCAAGTTCGGATTAGACAACCCGTTAAGCGACGCAACACGCGCCCAATCACCGCCGAAAATCGACCACAAAGACTCACCGAACACAACCGTATGCGTGCGCGACACATCCGACCGCGCAGCCACAGCACCGCCATAACACACGGTTTCACCCGGATAAATCACAGCCGGATTACCCGACGCGTACCCGTGCCACGACTGCCACGGCAGCAAGCCCGTGCGCTCGGCAATGCCCGACAACGTGTCACCCGACGTGACCACCACGCAAGCAGACTGCGCGACATTACCACCGGCGTTCGTTTCCGGCGCGGACACATTCGCACCGTCGCCATGCGCGTATGCATCCCACTGCCAACGTTCGCCCCTGAAATAATTCAAGTCCAATCGTCCGGCATAACCCGGCACATATCCGCTCGAAGAATACTGCCGCATGGCTTCGCCATACGCACCATACAGCCATGGTCTTTCCTGATAACTGGTGACAGCCATTGACGCATACTGCGCAACCCACACGCCGCAATGCTCCCGCACGAACGAAGTAAGCTGCCCCAGCGCTGACGCCTGAACATAGACGATCGGCCACACCTGTGTGCGATCATGCACATGACGTATCCACGTTTCAATCCACGCGCCGTTACCAAACTGCGGATTATCCTGAGATTCCCAGTCCAAAGCAAGCACCGCGTTACCGACGTATCCGCGCACATTATCCACGAAAAAGTCAGCTTCCGCGTTCGCGTCACGCCCCATCGCGTAATGATATACGCCGATACTCTTGCCGCTATTCATTGCGCGCCCAAGTTGATAGTTCGCTGCCTGATTCACGCCATCGGTCAAACACATGTTGTTAAACCCACCGACACCCCATGTGGCACCCACCACAATAAAATCAGCGTCAACCGCTCCCGTGTCAATATCACACTGCCAATTGCTCACGTCTATGCCGCGCATGTCCGCATCAGCAGATGGCACCACAGTCAGTAGCAATACACAAACACAAGCTAACGCACTACGCCATATTCGAGACATCATTATCCCCCCTGTTATCCTCAAGCAATGCAATGAGTTCTTCGGTCAACACATTGTTCTTAGTCATCAAATCATTAAAATCGCTAAACGTCGTGGCGATAAACCACGCCATACCACAGCACGCGACAATCGGAAAACCCACACTACCGACAACAGTTACGATTGAACTAATATCCACCAAAAACACCTCACAAATAAAAAAGGTCATGACACATCGAATGACATGCCATGACTCAATATATCACAATCGCGTGGCCTATCCGGGAATTGAACCCGGCACGCACATCTTATAAGGATGCCGCTCTAACCACTGAGCTAATAGGCCATCACCACACCTCACCCCGCCCACAATCCTCGCCGCATCAAATCAACAATATCACGACAATGCATAAACACATAATCCGACACATACGAATCACATTTAAACCACTTCGTACTCATAACAACAGGCTTAACGCGCTGTTCACCGCACACCCTATAACCCCTAATGAAATCGCAAGTATTACGCTTACAAAACATGCTCAAACCACTTTTTTCTCAATCACCGATTAATACGGTAGCCTAAACAGACTGCGCCCGGAACGTAAAACACGCCATCGTCAAGTACGTCCCTAAAACCGTATACGTCAATGCAATCAACAAACCGAGTTTCTATCAAGCAATCAGACGCAATATCAACAAAATACACAAACACATCGTAAATACTATTCACGTTAAAATCAATTGAATTAGACAACGCTTTAAGATTCATAAAACTCATTTTATTTCTCCCTTATTTGTTCAGTACCATTATTAATAATTACAGCGTATCAAACGGTGCGTAACACCGTTGAACACACAATTTGACTACGCACACTCATAGGCCAACCAGCAAACCACAGCGACATATCAAAATCATGCGCAGCGAGATAACAAAGTATCATTTCGCCCGCTTCAACACAATCCCAATAAGACGTATCAAGCCCACAATCCTCAAGATACCTCTCAAATACTTTCTTACAAAATCGCTTGTTAATCATTTTAT